CATCTCTGAATAAGAAGTCTCTACTTGCAGGGTCTACAAATACATCATATGGATCAATACGACTAAAAGTTACTTCACCTTTACCATGATCAGCGTCTTGATCTACATCTACAAGAAAATAACCTAGCCCTTTGACTAAGCTATCTAATATTACTTGACCATAAACAGACTTACCATTAGACAAATGCCAACAATAATCAGCAAGTTCTGAGTGTACTTGAGCAATATCAACATCATCACCAGTCACACCGACAGCTTTCCACCTTGGGTTATTAGCGGTTACAAAATATCTCATTATCTCGATAATAGGTAATATCCTATTAATCGTGAATGTTGGCATTCCAGCTTCTTCTAAAGAATCCCTATCAGCCTCAGAGAGCTGTTCGTCTAAATAAAAATCATAGCCTTTCTGACTTTTTAAATACCACTTTGATCTATCTGTACCGTTAGCTCTATCCCATAATTGCTTATTGATAGCTGCTTTATTTTTTCTTCCTCTTTTAGCCAATACTTACTCCTTAATTAAAATAAAGATTCACTTGGTTTTTGCATAGCAGACATTGCTAAATCTTCTGAAGATTGCACAGGTTTGTTATATTCAAAATGATGTTTAGTTCCACTATACTTTCTCTGACTCCACCCATATTTTTGCCCAGATTCAGCTAACCAATTTCTAAAATACGCAAGGGATTCAGGAATATCAACAGCTGTTCCAGTTTCATGTAATGATGTTCCAGGTTTCTTAGCATATCCTGGACCTTTTTCTTTATATAAAGCTTCCTGCTCTGCATATGTTCTTGATGCAGACCCAAAAAGGTTCACTACGTCTAATCCTTTCTTCAGTTTGCCTCCTAACCCTCCCCATTTTGATACATCTCCTCCTGTTTTCAACCAATCTGAAACTGCGCTTTCAATTGATTTACCTGCTTCAGGAGTAAAACTCATTGACTCTGAGCCAAATGGAGAATAAGTCTCCCCAAATGAATATTCTTTCCCATTAGGCATTTTATATTGACCAACTATATTTTAACTTTGCTTTATGCTCATATGGTGATTTTCCACTTACATCCCAACGACCTGAAAGGACACCACTTTTACCAACTGGAAACACAACAGCTCCTTTTTTTCCTCCACTCTTAATAATTGATTTAATATCTAAAAAATCAGAAAGACTTCTGCTTTGATCACCAGAGTAACCAGTGCCATAGGTAGACGATGAAAGATCAGTTGTACTATGACTCATAAAAAGTGGTGAACTAATCAGAGGTTGTTTTCCAGCATATTGCTGATCTAATGAGAATTTCTGATGAGGTACGAAATTCTGCCAATAATTACCACCTTTTAATGAACCTGCATTTGTTGAAATTTGATTTTGAGGAGGCATTAGTCGTACTTCCGAGTCATTGGACTATATGGCTCATCGCCACTTTCTTTTAGTTTCTTTTTAGCTGTCTTAGCCTCAAACTCACCTTCTTTTCTAATTCTAGTCATTAATGGGTCTTCTGCTTTCTTTGTAGCTCCTTTTGCCTGTGCAGCTTGTTTCGTTCCAGCTCCAGCAGCTCCTTTAATTTCAGGAACCACTACTTTTTTTCCTAACCCTAGTTTGTTATTTAGTTTAACTAAAGAGTTTTGAGTTCCCTTTATATCATTTTCATTTACAAGCCTAGAAGCTCTATTTATAATAGCATCCGTTGCTTTACTTTCTCCCCTATATTTACGTAAATTCTCTGCCCATCCTGAGAATAACCTCCTTGCAGTACTAGCTGTTTTAACAACAGCACCAACTCCAGCTGCACCCATAGCAATTTCATACAAATTACCCTGAGTTATAGGCTCTGTAGGTTGACCAAATATATTTTTACCTGCTGGAAAAACTTCTTCAGACATTCCTCTTTCTTGATATTCTGTCATTGATTCATATAACTTAGAAAACACAGCTGGAACAGTAGGTGCAGCTCCTGGTGATCCTCTATACTTACCTACTCCAGTATGTTTAACTCTGCCACCAGTGAATATATCTAATAAAGTACGTCCAGCCATTATTATGCCACTAACCAGCTTTTAGCTCTCTTTTTAGGCTTAAACCAAACCTTTTTGTCTTTATTCTTCTTCATATTAGGCGGAAATGCGTGGATTTGTGCATAATATAGAGTCTCAATGGTATCATCATGGGACATTTTAGGTCCAAATGTAACAATTTCATTAATTAGATCAAACATATTTTTTCTAATATGTACTGTTCCCATACTAAATCTACCAGAAAGACCAGAATATATACGATTCCTCTTATTAGAGCCACCTGGCTTTTGAGGAATGACTGCTATGTCATAACGATTTAACCGTCTTCTTTCATCATTCAACGCTTGGAATATACTACGATTCATAGCAACATCTTCGACTGTAGATGATATACAATTATACTTCTCATGTAGTTCCAATATATAATCAACAACTCCAGTACGACCAATGATACCTCCATCAGCGCTCTTTGTGCCAATAGTAGGGATACTCCTATGCCTTTCATACTCTAAAACATATAACTCATTATTTGCATCTACTGCGACTACCATGATAACACTAAAGTCAGAATGCTTAGTATCTATATCTGTAGCAGGATCACATCCAATAAATGTATTAACTGGTACATCCTCACCATCAATACTAAGATAATTTATATCATCTTCATTCTTATAATAACCATCATAGTACTTTAAATGCTTCCTTGTCCATACAGCATCTTCCTCACTCATCACTTCCATCATATATTCTTGGTAGAACTTATGAGGTTGACCTGAATCAGAATAAAACCTTTTCTTTTCCTCGATCTTAGAGGCTGGGAAGAATGATTGCCATAGAGGTGTTCCATCTCCTTGCAATGCTTTATATGTAATTACTTCCCAGGCAAACTCCCTTCCATCCTTCATAGCTTTACTATGCTGTACTAACAAATTATTAATAAACGAATCATAATGCACTGGAGTGCCATTTACTCTTAATCTACCTGTATGAGGTTCTAATGCTGGGTATACAACAGCAGTTACTAAGTTAGCGTTCTTATCACGAGCTTCTCTTGTAATAGTATTTGCTTCATGTTCAAAGTCATCAAGTATAATTAAATCATATCTTTTGTGTAACTTAGCGCCACCACGAATACCAGCAACATTAGATTTACTAATTAACTTACATCCATTAGAAAGTTCTATATCTTCTTCAGTCCATTTCCTACCTCTTAAATTTCCAAAATAATATCTTATTCTTTCATTATAATCTAAATGATGTTTAATATAATCCATATTACCAACTGAAAGTTTTTGTGTTGCAGATACCCAGGCATAGAAATAAAAATCATCAGGTGGACAAAAAATGAAATCTTTCAGTATAGAAGCTTTTGTTAAAATAGTCTTACCATGCCCTCTAGGAACAATAACAGCTAACTGCTTTACCTCTTTATTATCAATACAATCAGATATTTCATAGTGGAATGGAGGCGTCTCACTACGCATAAAGTCTTCAGGTAAAAATAACTTACCAAAAGATATTAAGTCTTTACTAGATAACTTTAAAGCTTCCTCAGCTTCGCTTATATTTTGACTGTTTATATTCACTTTTTTAGTTTTGTAATTCCCTCAGCAAGGGATTGAGGAACATATGGATATTTTTTAAACTTCGCCATTCGATAATCAGAAACCATATCTTCTACCTGATTTTTAGTAAATCCAGCGCGTTTTGTTAAATCTCTGTACGCATGCCAATTCTTTTTGCCTAATGACGAAATCTCCTCTATTCTTGCTTCAACTTCAATATGTCGTGTAACGTACTCATAATCTTCAATATTCTTTTTATATCTACCAAGATATTTTTTTGCATACGCAGTCGATTTACCTGCCGACAAAGCTTCTTCATAAATAATCTCTGCAGATTTGAGACTACCTTTTGAATCAATATATTTTTTAGGTATAATTTTTTTCCAATTTTTAGGTTGTGGTATATTAATCAATGTACTGTATTCAAGACCTGCTACTCCACCTGTTAATGGTCGTTCCATTGCTTCCAAATTTCCCCTTCTTATTTTATTTCGCAAACCTTCTACATTTTGTTTATAATGACGACCTTCGTGTCTAACAACAGATTCACCCCACCTTCGTTTAAAAATAGTCGGAGCACTAAATCCTCCAGATGAAGCAAGTAAATCTAATAACGATTGCTCTTGAAATGTAAAAACTGGTTCCCACCCTTGAGAAACCCTCTTTACTGGCACGAAAGGCGGTCCAGTAGAGCGCATTAAATTTTTCCCCATATGAGGCCAATACGATCCAGAAACCAATGTTTTTCCAGTTTTAGGTAAAAACTTAGAAACTTTTTCAAATGGAATATCAGCAAGCATTGGGTCTCTTTTCACAGCTTCAAACCCTTTGTCTACAGCTCTCCTTGTCAAATATGCTCCACTCTTAATATTGGCAGCTTTAACTGCGGATGGCAATTTAGGAGCTACTTTTCCAGCTGCAAGACCAGCTACAATAGCCACTCTTGGGTCAACACCTTCTGCATAAGACATTCCAGTTAGTAAAGTCTCAAAAGCTAAATCATAAAGACTAGTAGGCAAAAGAGATATAATTCCAGGAGTAGCCATTGGATTAGGAATAGGCTTGCCTTTTTCAGTAAGTACTATCTCATGTCTCTTTACCTCACTACCTGTCAATCTTCTTCCATCTTTAACAGCATAATACGGAGTATACTTAGCTTTCTTTTTTTCTTTAGGCTGACCTGTAGCCAAATTTATATGTTTGCCTTTGTCTGTCTTTTTTAAATACCTATATTCGTTTAACGGCATTAGTCTTTATCTTCATCTTCTTTAAATTTTGCATCAAGATATTCAAAGAACTGGTCTTCAAATTCCATGAAAGTTACAAAATCTCTAAACATCTCACTCATTGATGTAACTGCATTATCAACATAATCTACTTTAGCGTTCAATACATTTATAGAACGTATCATATCATGTTTTGTTATTGCTTTTTTACGCTTTGCCATCAGTTTACCCAACATTCAATTCTATCTTGATCAAACTCCATTGTCACCCATCCTGTCCTAACAATCTGATACATGGAGTATCGTGCGTAGTCCGCGTAACGTAAGAAGCTACCGCCTCTTATGTACCACCTTCTATGTAAAGTTTCCTCATTATTATATATAGCTATAGAGTCTATAGGCTTAGTATATAGCTGATGATTATGACCTAAAAAGAATACATCGCCATCACTATAGACAGCAGCCAACCTGTCTAATTCTAAATCTCCATTCTTTGCTCCACTTGTACCATGACCACTAACAAGATTCCAAGTTCTGCCAGATGTTACAATTGATGTATACCCAGGCAATTCATAATAAGGTACTTGCAAAGCATTAGCTATGCCTCTTGATATATCAAAATCAAGAACTCTCAAGCTTCTTAAATAATCATGATTACCACCACGAATAAACAAACACTTATCCGCAATAGGTCTACATAATTTTATGAACTCTTCATACTGATCATCTGGTGACATACTCTGACCACGCTGAGGGATATGATAGTTTGGAGGTATGCATTCTATTAAGTCACCATTACCAAACCACCTGGCAAACTTATCTTTCTTGATTACGCTTATAGCTTCTTTCAGTTTCTTATGGTCATGCTCGTTAGCTCCTACATGAACATCAGTTAATCCATGTATCCTTATTTTACCATTATACTCAAACGTTAACAATCCACCTGACTTCACACGCACAGAATCTTCAGTATCACTATCTTGTACTTGTGTTTCATATGGTATTGTGAAAGTGTGATTACATTTACGACATAAGTGACGTTGCATCAGATCGTTATCTGTATTACGACGGTACCCATGTATCTTAGTGTGCATTGATGCACAATGGGGACATAACATATTATTCTCCTTTTTCAGTTATTTCGGATAGTTCAGGTCTTTTAGCTTCTTCAAGCTGATCAGGCTGAAAACCTTGGAATAGTCCTATTATACCAGTTTCCTTATGTTTAACAGTAGCTCCACCTATAGTACCTATAGCTTTGCCTATTTCTTTTACAGCATTTAAAACAATATTATCTTCAGGTGAGCTGTCTACTAAACACTTCAACTTAGTTAATACATACTCATGGTCAACACCTAATGACTTAGCTACATCTACTACTGATTTTTCAACTTCTTTCATAACTCTCTCCTGCCTTAATAATATCGCCGCTTTCTTCCCAGCTTTGTACGAGTCCAATTCACTAAACGCATCCATGTAACTTTTAACGGCACCCATACCAACTGCAACGTTCGTTGCAAATACTTTTTCTTTTTTAGTAGTTTTATCTCTTTTGTAAAAATTAGTATCAGGTCTTTTAATCGACTTTGAGAATGTATACCTGTTCTTGTGCTGTGAGAAATCAGTGTCCATATACGTTTTAGGTAAGCATAAGAAAGTGCCAACAACAGTGCGAACATAATTTTCACAATATTTATAGTTTCTTCTGTCATTCGGATGTCTAATATTTGACCTTTTAAGTAACTGTATGACTCCGCCATCGTCAGCTAAAACCCAGTTACCTTCATTTGCTGTGCGCCAGTCAAAGCTTATATTTGGTCTATTGTCTTCGTCAGTGAAGAAGCTATTGAAGTCGTGTACATCATCGAATACGTAATGCTTCACTCCTTTTATCTTGCGATACTCCATTTAGTTTGGCTTGCTTATATCGCCATCTAAAGTAGATAATTCTTTAATTTGTAACGCTAGATTGTCAATCAAGTCATGCACAGTTTCTGGTATTTGGTACACTACATCGTCGATCTCTATAGGGCTTAAATCAGATGTACTTCTCGATATAATTGATAATACAGATACTTGCTCTTCAGCAGTCAACTTACTAAGAATTTCCATATCTTTCTGCATGATGATAAAGCTTACTATAAAAACCACTCGCCAATCAAGACTTATCTGAATTTATACCCTCCTTTCCCTCCTCTTAAACACCACCCATACCACCCATAGTGTACATCAATCATTAACACTAATTATATATATATTATATAATACGCACGCGCGTAGAGAGAACTTGAAAAAATTGCGTCATTTTGATGCGCGGCCTTTTTACCCTCTATATACCCTATCCAGGGATTTTGATAATTCAGTTTTTAGTTAAATTTCATTTTTAGATATTCATAGTAATCTTTAACATAACCAGAAAGGAGTTATCATGACTGATAACAATATCACCCGTGCAGGTCTCATATCCGAGGCGAAAGGTATACTCTTGAAGATGATCAAGGACGTTCAGCGTGCAGATGTACGTAGAGGATGGTCACCACTAGCCAAGGTATCAATACCTAGTAAGCGTGACGTACAGGCATCAGCAGTAGCCGACCTGCAAACATTAAACCTAGTCTGTGCATACTTCGGTTGGGACCCAGTCTACGTAGACCCCGACGAGGAAGAAGTCAAGATTGGAACAGTAGCAGAGTAACGGATTGGGGACTTCGGTCCCCTTTTCTTTTGTATTACACTGTTGTGATGATAATAAGGAGTATAGCAGGCACAGTCGTAGGTCTTGGCGACTATAAAGCTAGGGATTATAGATGTACAAACTTATACTTAACACAAGTAATATCTTCGAAAGGGAGGTCTGTATGAAAATACGCTGGTCTATCGAGGATTGTCCTAAGCCAACGGGTATTAAGTACTACTTGATTTGTCTTATCTGTGAAAGGATAGACATCTTATGTAGACTTATTGTTCAGAAAGCTAAAGAGGACTAGCCTCATGCAGGGCATGTAATGTGTCCTGTAGAAAATATGAGGTGAATTAAACCATAAATCCTTGAAGGGAGGATATAACATGAGTCCTATTAGTTATACCAGTTGTATATTATCTAATGGGAATAGTCAGTAGCACTATAACCTGCTATATTTCTCTATCATATATTAAATATTTGTAGTAACTTGGTCATTAACATAATGTAAAGGAGTCAACAATGACAGTATTAAAACAGTTTACAAGTGAACAGAAGTTAAATGATTATTTAGCATCAAACAGGCAGTATGAAGTGTTGAATAGGTTAGGCATAGCTGGTACAGTTGTGTTATTAACTGACGAGTACCAAGAAACATCATCAGCAGTAGAACCAGTTGATGTATATATTGGTAGACAGCACTATGAAGATTCTAACATACACTACAAGGCATATTATGGCGAATACTAAACATGTCAACAATCCTATCAATAGGCATTCTTTAGACAATTTATCTATTAAAGAGATCATAAACAAGTTCCCTGACAAAGTAATATCAGTAGAGCAACGTAACAGGGCAACATATTTACAGTTAGATACTTGTATGATAATATTTAATAGTGACTTTCCAAGGTACAGTTCTCCTGAGCGATTAAACAAGCAGCGCAGGAATAACAAATATAATTAAAAGGAAGGAAGGTGCATTTTCAAACGTGAAACTAAATATTATGAGTGGAAGAAACCAGGAAGTTCAAAAGATGATCGTCGTATTCCAATACAATATGATTTACCAGAAAATCGTCATATGACACCTTGGGAGGAAAGAGTATTTCCGAATTACAGGGATTTAATTGAGATTGACGCTGAAAGATATATTCTTTTAATAAAAAGTTGGGGTCGCAGATTATACAAAGAATTAAAAAGGAGTCTACCTTCAAACAATTAATAATGTAACAATAAGGAGTAAACAATGCTGAAGAAGTTATATAAATATGTAAAGTGGCTGGTTACAAAGACTGAGTACAAGTCAGAATATATGAAGAAGAGGAATATAGAGCCTCATCATGATTCACAGCCGTACTCACACTATCAAATATCCCAACAAGCATTAAGAGATGCTAGGAAATACTAAATAAAGGAGTGAACAATGGACACAGCATTTAATACATTCGACATATCAGTTGTAGAGACATGGTTCTTTATAATGTGGTCAATAGTATTTTCAGTGACAATCTGGCTAATAACAGTAGTATCAAAAGATAGCCACTACAGGACAGGTTATAAAGATGGATATACAGCTGGTTTAAGTGAACAAACTAACTGTATGGTAAGGCACATTCACGACACAGTAGATAAAGTTGTAAACAGTGGCATTAGCAAATTATTAGAAGAAGAAGAATAAACACAAAAGGAGTCAACAATGACAAACACAAACCGAACATTCAAATTTAAGCATGACGAAGAAAATATGGCTGATGCGTTAGGATTAGATAACGATTATGTAACTGGTGTCATATCTCATAATCAAGATAGATTTAATGGTATATTTCGTACTAGCGATGCAGCATCAGAAGTGATTGAAGCTATACATAAGTTCTTAAATGATGACTCCATACCTAACATAGATAAAACTATAATGATGTGGATTACATTTGATACAATTAACAAGAGTAACTTTTCACCTCTTAACACTAAAGAGTTTATAGAACAAATAATGGGAGAAAGTTAATGATACAGTTAATAGAAGTAACTCAGCTTGCTATAGTATCGTTAGCAGGTATTATAGTAATTGGAGTAGCAATTTGGATAGTATATAAAATATTAAGCGACAAATAAAAGGAGTTAACAATGACAAACAAACCATTCGACCATGAAAAGGTTACTGAAATAATTATGGACATGCATACTCTTACTGGACTAACTGCCAAAAGGGCACAAAGGGCTGGCGTTGATGAGGAAACAATTAGTAAAGTATTTGATCTTTCTGCAGGAATGACTGCAGCTCTACTTGCAAAATTGAATATTAGTACTGACACAATAAATAAAGTATTAATGGAAAAGATAGAAGATATGGAAAAATCAATTGACACTGACGAGAGTAAGGAAGCTGTAGTTATAGAAAAAGCTAACATACTTGGAGATGATAATGACGCAGCTGCATAGTATATTAGTATTGATTGTACTAGTTATATGGGAAAGAACTTGCAACTATTTATTAAATACAAAAAAGGAGTTAAAAATGCCAGAGACAGCAGCAATGAGCAAACAAGTAATATTATGGATAGAGCATCTTGCTCTTGTATCAACAGGATTTTTAATAGGTGCATGTGCATTCTATTTCAGAAGTAGGTATTATCTAAAGACAAGGCTATTTACAAAAGATGAAGTTAGAGAAATAGTACATATGGCTTTAGGTGAGGAGTTGACAAAAAGATGATTGAAACAACACTTATAGCAATAATTCTAGTGGGATATTTAGCGCTATCAATAGCAGAGTATCTTAGGAACGATAACAACAAACAAAAAGGAGTCAAATGATGACTAAACAACAAGCTGTAATTCACATGTTAAACAAGAAAATGAGAATTGGACAAAAGTATACGTTCGATACAATACGTCATTGGAGTAATGAAGAAGGTCACAAAGAAGGTACTCTCACATCAGTATTGACTAAATCAAAAGGCACTGGCGCAATCACACAGGATGCAAGTTACGGATTAAGAGAAAGAGTTCGTGAAATCACATTTGAAGAATGTCGTGAATACGATAAAACTCACTATATCAAGCAAAGTAATACGATTGGAGTTACTCAAGTATTATGTGATAAGGTCAAAGCTCTTGTAACAACTAAATTCACTGATACTGAAGTAACAAACGTCTTAAAGATCAAAGAGAATGTTCTACAGGATATTAAAAGTTGTAACTATAATGTCAGACAGTTTAATGATATGTATAGAGCAAGAATAGCAAGGCAGAAAAGAATCACAGAGGAACCCAAATCTATGGTTCCCACGGTTAACAGTAATTTCACTGAATCATTAACAAATCTGAGGAACGCTGTAGATGCAACAATAGCTGCATTCACAGAATATGATGTCTAATAACATGATAGATGGTATCAGCATTAAAACGAATGATAAAGATCATATGTTGATGTTGCATGAAATATCTAAATATTTTGGTAAGCAATATCAACGTATGATAAGTGAAATGACAAAAGATGACGTTAGGAGACTGTGGCACATATTGCACGGAAGGAGTAAATAATGGCTGAAGCTAGTGTAAAAGATATTACTGAAGATCAGTTTCTTGCATTTGAAGGCGTTAGAAGATATGGGAGATGGAACATGTTTGATCCAATGGCTAAGAAAGCTGCAGGATTGGATAATGATACATATTTTGGAATAATACTTCATTACATGGAGTTGAAAAAAAAGTATGTAGACAAGTTAGATGACGCATGGAAAGAAACTAAAAAAGTAATGAAAAAACGTGAAAAGGAGAACAAATAATGGGATTCGACGTATATGGTTTAAAACCTAACAATGAGCCTAAACCTGATACGCCTGATTGGTCATTAGAAGATGATAAGACAATCAAAGCGTATTTTACATGGCAAAATAATACACCAGGAGCATATTTCAGAATGAATGTCTGGGGGTGGCATCCATTGTGGGATTTTGTTCATAACCACTGTCAGGACATATTTGATAAGCACATCGGTGACTTTGATGAAGTGAACACAGTAGACGAGATGTATTCAACGTGTCATCACAATGACGGATTCACTATCCCAGCTAATGTTGCTAGAAAGATAGCTCAAAGGCTTAATCATCTAGATAAAATAGGTGTAATGGATGAAGCTGAAGTTATCCAGGATATAGAAATAGAAAGAATGGTAATGGAAAACTGTGAAATATGTAATGGCACAGGTACTAGAAAAGGATGGGAAGGATGGCAAAGTGAAGAAGAATGGCTAAAAACACATTCATCGCTATCAACTGAAAACAAGGCTAAAGAAGAGCTTTACAAAATACTTGATAGAGCTGCTAAAAAAGGAATAAAAGGTCTTGGAACAGGTGAAATAACCTTCAAGTGGGCTAATGAAATGAAAGGTTGCAATGCCTGTAAAGGAGTTGGCAAATTAAAGCCATTTGAAGCTAAGTACAAGATAGAAGCAGAATACATAAGGGAGTTCGCAAAATTCTGTGACAAGAGCGGTGGATTCCAAATTTGGTAAAGAATAGTTGATTGAGTGAAATAGATACAGAGCAATTCTATCAAAACCATAGAATGATAAGCTGTGGGGTTGAAAAACCTCTTTAAATAATGACCACTTGCTCGAGCAATGTAACAGCTCAATCAATAATTTACAGTAAAAGTTCGGGTGGCAGGGGGTTATTATTGGCCCGACTCCACTTTCCTGCTTATTCTCATATCTTATCTCGGTCAGGAAATCCTGTCACCCATCATTAATAAACAAAAAGGAATATAAAAATGGAAGAAACACAAGTCATATACCAACAAGGTGATGTTATTTTAACTGAAGTAGATAACGTTCCAAGTTACGGCTATAATAAAGTAGAATGTGACAGTAAAATAGTAGTTGCAGAAGGAGAAGGGACAGGGCATCATCATAGGTTTGAGTGCGCAAAGTTCGGACCTGATGTGCAAGTTCAAGCATGGGGAAAACAATGGGATCAATTTCCTTCAATGGTGCAAATTACAGGTGGAGCTGCAACTTTATATCATGAAGAGCATAATCCGATTAATGTACCTAAAGGTATATATCAAGTTACATTTGTAAGAGAAATGGATCACATAGCTCAAAGGGAAAGAAGAGTTGTTGATTGACCTATACAGGATTTATCGGAGTTAAGTTCATTAATAACAAAAGGAGTAATACAATGAATAATCTGTCATACTTTTATGATAAAGTCATAGAAGAAAAAATAGGTTATGCACATACATATGCTGTAAATACTTGCAGACATGTTATATATATAAAAATGAATAGCAAACAAGTAAATATGTACATGAGTGCATATGCTCATACGTATAGCGATCCATTATTAAAGTTATATGATGATCATATTATTATAACTGACGGATCAAGCGCTTGGCATTATAAGGAATTACAAAGACATGATTTAATGATAAACATAGAATGGAGATGGGAAAGGAACGGAAATATTGTTACGTTCTCAAATGTAGAAACAATGCCATTTCATAACATGAAAGTATCATACCATGGTTCTTTATTAACCAAAATACCTAAAAAGACACAAAAAGCATATAGCGACTTGATTGAGACTAATAGGCAAGAAAGAAATGCTGCTAGTCGTAGTCATTACCATAATCAACAAGCTATGAATCGCATAAATGAAGCTGATCAATCAGGTGATTATAATAGATATATGCAAATGGATGATGTGTTCAAATTACATAATGTTACAGATAGAAGACAAGTAATAGCACACTTTGGTATGGATACAATCATTGCTTCATTAAGTCATAAAATTGTAGATAGAGACACTGTAAGTAATAATTACTATGAGTTAGTTGAAATTGACATACCTGATAATAGGGAGTTAACAGGATATAGAAAAGGCACGTATTTAAGAATGGTAAATCCTTCTACAGAAGAAATACATTTTGAAGGTGTTCCTAATTATGAAGTGCCTGTTCCCCCAGGTAATCATGTAGGATGGCATAACAGAATAGAAGAAAATACTGTTAAAGCTGCTCTCGCTTGGCGTAACAATAATCTACATGGAGATTACATACCACCTAGAATACTCACTTAAAATGGAGGATATAACTATGAGTGAACCTCATCTGGAAAAACCATATGATATGAACGATTATCGAGCAGATATGGATGAAATGGAGCAAGCAACCATGCAAGCAATGAAAAGTGATATGTTAAAGATAATGGACAAGATTGATGATCTTGCACAAAAGATTATAAATCTTAACACAAAGCTCAATTGGCTTGCAAGAGATTTCGAGGAATTAAAAAACAAAAAGAATAAATACGGGATATAAATCATGTACTATATCAAAATAATCCGTAAATTCTAACACTATAATCAATAGCTAAAAGGAGAGATCAATGGCTAAATACAATCAAATCGGCAAAGGTGCCGCATTCACCAGAGAAAAGACAAATGAAAAACAACCTGACTTTGGTGGCACTGTCAATGTTCTAGATAAAGAGTTTCAAATATCTTTATGGAAATCTCGCACTAAAAAAGGTGATCCATACTTAAGCATTCAATTTTCTGAAAGAATTGAAGATGATGACACTTCTGGTCCTTGGGACAAAGAAGGCAAATCAGCCTAGTGCTTGATTTAGAGCGCGTATATGCTGAATTTATAGAATCTGAACAAGAGAAGCGTAACCAAAAGTACGAAAGTCATAAAGATTGGCTTGGTGCTTCATCATCTGGTTACTGCTTTAAAAAACAATACTACAAACTATCAAATGTTGAAGCTGAGGAGCCTGATGTAAGGGTTTCTCGGCTTTTACGGTTAGGGACTATTGTTCATTCTGATATAGAAAAATCTATAAAAGCATATAATAAGACGCATAAAACCGATATAGCAACAGAGAAAAGGGTTAAAATACCTAGTTTAAAAGTTATAGGTCATATTGATATACTTGAGCAAGATGGTGATATTAATAGAGTTTATGATTTTAAAACAGTTGCAAGCTATAAATGGCGTATGAAGTTTCGTCGAGTTAAGGCAGACCCAAACGCTGACATAAATTATAACTTACAATTAGGTACATATGGATTAGCAGTACACAATAAAGATACTGATATTAATAAAACAGAATTATATCTTTGTTGGTATAATAAAGATAATAGTTCAATGAAAAAACCAATACAAGTAAACAGCATATGGATTGAAAAAGCTGAAAAGTATTGGGAGAATCTGTGGCAATCTATTAATAAATGGACAAATAGCAATGTCCATCCTGACGAAATACAAGTTCCAGATGTATTTGGATCACCAATGCAACAATGGGAATGTAACTATTGTCAATATTCTTACAGATGTAATAGTCCGTATACAACAAAACAATCAACAAAGGGGAAAGTAAATGTGTCCAGTATTAATACATGACAGGGAATACAAAACTGTAGCTGAAAGGATACACGAAATGTCAACTGAAAACAAAGGTAAGTATGATTTAATTACCGAAGTATTAGGTGAGACTAATGGTGCATGCTTAATGAAAGCTACATTAACACTTGACAGAGGAGTATTTGTAGGACATGCATATGAAAGAGAAAATGCAGGTTATATAAATAAAACATCTCATGTTGAGAATTGTGAAACATCAGCAATAGGAAGAGCTTTAGCAAGTGCAGGTTATGCAGGTAGTGAATTTGCAAGTGCTGATGAGGTAGCAAATGCAATAAAACAACAAGGTGAGAAAAAGGAAGATGAAGAATGGTAGATTCTTGGAGTTACAACCAAATAGTTTTTGATAAGGACGAAGTTTATAGCGTAGGATTTAACGATGGTCGTGAGTTCAACAGAATAAAGTATGTTGGTACAAAGCTATTAAATGGTAAGTCGATGTTATGCTTTAAAACTGAAGAATTATTAGACTTATCAGTTAACCCTAGCTATGTGTCATTTTATATAAAACAAGCTAACACAGATAAAAAGGAGTAACCTGTATGGGTATACTAACAGCAAATGACCTTGAATCACTGCAAAAAGCAGGTATTGTCAATGACAAGACTGCTAAAGGCATTAAAGAAAAAGGTCTAGCAAGCAACTCTCGTCGAGCCACAAAGAGGTTCATGAAAACAAAAGATGGTAAATGGGTATCACCGACTCTATATTTTAGAGGTGGAACAAATGCCGAACCATCAGCAAAAATGGACGAGTTTAAACAGAAGTTTAACAAGCTTGTGAGTGAATATACTACTACTAAAGAGAGTAAGTAGTTAACGATGTATAAATACAGGCTATTAAAAGTGATACTAGTGGCTTTCAGTAGAAAGTGTTTGGACTGGCTAAGGTGGTTCACTACCTTTAGCCTGTGTTTATATAGAAAAGGATAATATCATGACAGAACAAGATAAGCGTGATATAAAAGAAACAGTAGCTATTTTAACATCATTAAAAGACAGCGTCGATGGACTTGAAAATGAGGCTGAATATCGTGATGCTATCGATGTAGCTATACACTGGTTACAAAAACAAGAAATAAAGGATAACTAATAATGATGATGACATTAAAAATGAGAGAATATATTTTAAGTGTTCCAAGTAACAAATATGGCGATGTAAATTATGTTAGCTTAACTGCATACAACATATCTGACGCAATTGACAAATTTAGAAAAGAATATCCAGTACTATCAAGAGACTACGTACTGAAGAATGTAGAAGACTTGACAGAGATAAAAGAAAATGACAATGTTACTATAAATTATGACGAAATCTTCTAAAAAAGAAAAACTATATTCAATAGAAGACAACATAGAAAACTATTTAGAACTTGAAAATGGTTGGTGGTACTATTGCAGTCTGCGAGGAAATGTAACAGCACATCATAATAGGAATAGGATACATGCTCAAAAAGCAAAAGCTGATCCTAAATTATGTCCTAAATGTAATCTTGTATGGGCAAGAGAATACTGTAGCAACACTAAAATAGCCAACTCTAGGCTATTACCAAACTTCCCAAAATATAAACTTGAAAAATCAGAGTGTTACTTTTGTAACCCTAAAGCATCATATAACACTAAACTAACAAAAAATAAATGAATAGTCTAAAACAAAGAGCTTTTTATCTTGCCAAAAAGATGTACTGGAGAGGATTCCAGACTGGCATTCCAATAGGTGTAATAATAGGAATGATAATAGGATATTTAATAAGTCTAGTAAAATAACAGACACTAAAAAATACTCGATTTAAAGAGCTGTCCATTAAAATATAAGTATGATATCAATAAAATGATAAAAGTTCATTTAAACTATCAAATTTCAACAAATAGAGGCATTATATGACTGAAAGGGAGATAGAAGATATGGGCTTAGGTTATTCAATCGTTAAATCAAATGATGAAGTAGAAGGTGTATTTATACATGATGGTGAACATACTATTATAACAAATGTTAGTTATAACAAATTCATAAATAAACAGAAGAATAAGGGGTAGTATAAACCAGGTTGGTAAGGTTAATTATCTTTCAGTGAATAGATACCTGAAACTTAGGTTGGCAAAAGATATTACCCCTTTAATTACGATTGAGAATAAAATACTTAAAGGAGATAAAAATGAAAAAGGAAAAAAAACTATATGAATGTAGATACTGTTATAAAAATAAAATGAAAAGTAAAGGACAGATTTGCAGTATTTGCCATAAATTATTTGGAAAATATGTAATTATGTTAGGAGAAATAAAATGAGATATACACTAACAGCAATATGGATGCTAATGCTTTTGTCTTCGGTAGGATCAGAAACAGCAAAAATAATAATTCTAATCGGTAGTTTTCTTATGGTTCTATTGGGATTATTTACAGGAGAAATAAAATGAAAGTAAAAGTCGAATACACAGTCGAAATAAATGATGCAGAGAGATACGGAATAGAAGGACATCGTTCTGGTTCAGACAAGATGGCTAATAGAGATAGTGTAAAATATTATCTCCAAGAAAATGGAACATCGGGACTCGGTGATATGGAATTCTGGTATTGGGAATGCAAAGAACAGGAAGAAATGGAGGAGAAATAAAATGAGAATAACAATATTTGATAAAAATGATATTACTAAACAAGGAAAAATGAAAGTGAAACACAATGCTCAAATCATGAATGAAGAAGAATTTCTTGAATATGCTTTAGATAATAAATTAACAGTAACACCAAGATATATAGATAATATTGCTGATTTATCTAATGGAAAAATGATTAAGGCAAGTTATGGTGGAATTATGATTGGAACAACAAATATTTCAAAGCAAGTATTTGCTTTAAATAAAGGAGAAATAAAATGAAAGCAAAAGATGTAATTGAATATATGAAAGAATATGACCCTGAAGATGAATTGTTAGTAATGTGGTGGGATTTTGATACATTGTATAACAATTATGATAACGTAACTGATAAAGAATGGAACAAGGTCATTAATGCAACAGATGGATATGGATTTGATGGAATCAATCAAGATGTTTATGAAATTCTTGAAGAAACTTTATTTGAAATAAGAAAGGAGAAATAAAATGAGTAGTTACGACCAAGGATACACTTGTATTGAGTGTGGACATAAATATAATGATGAAGATGGAGACACAGACGAAAGAATGTGCAATGAATGTATAGATAAACTCTCACACGAAGAACTTGTGGAAAGATTAGAAAAAGCAGAAAGCATAGAAAGTGCTATAGAGACTTTAACAGGAAATTATCCTGAAAAAGTAGAAGAGAATTGTGATAGCACTTGGTTTAAAGCTGATGGTAAATGGTATTTTATAATGATAGAAAAATGTGCAGAAAATGTAATGGAGGGAAAGGAGAAATAAGGATGAGTCCAATGATTAATTATCAACTATATTATGAGAGATTTAAACAAGGGTTAGAAGATTGTTGGGGAATAGCAACTGATAATTCGATAACAGCAGAAAACAAAGTAAAGATGATAAGAGATATAAGTAGAACTTTTCTTGATGGAGAACCAACAACTGCTGATAAAGATAATAATAGATTCAATGGTAAAGAATGGAGTATACAAGATAAGTATACTGTAAGATCTAAGATAGATAGACGAATGAGTGATAGAAATAAAAAGAAATGAAATTATGCACAATGGTAAACCAAGAAGGTGAAAAAGGATTGTTTACTACAGAAGAAATATCTGGTTCTTTAGAGCTAATATTTCCTATATATAAATTCAAACCTACTTATATAGAAAGTCCAACAAGAACTTCTATTCAATTTGAAGGTAAACATTTTGAAGATAATATTGGAAAATGTATAAATCATAGTTGCAATCCAAATACCAAAGTAACTAAACTCAATGAAACAGATAACATAGCTTTAGTACCAATTAAAAACATACCTAAAGGTAAGGAAATCACAATTGATTATAACGTTACAGAAGAAAAACTGTCACATCCATTTAAATGTAATTGTCATGGAAAACTAATAAGAGGAAACAAGTATGGCTAAAACAACAAAACCTGTAGTAAAAAATAATACAGAACTCAAAGACATTAAGGAAGATATGTTAAAGATGATGGATAATTTAGATTCACTTGAACAAAAAATAATTAATGTAGTTTATAGAATTAAAAGATTAGAAACTCGAGTAGGAATTGTTTGATATGGGATTGTTTAAAGAAATAAGTGTTTATAATACTATAACTAAGAAAGAGAGTCAGATAATGGGAGATATTTTTGATTCAAAGATGCCTGAAGAGCATTATCAAAGTGAAATCTCTGATCTAAAATGTAAGTTAGATCATGTGGAATCACTATTAACAGAAACAATGGTTCATATTGATCAGCTACATACAAATAGCAGATTATTAGGTGTAAAAGTTCAAAAGTATATAGATAAACTGGAAACTGATCATAACTAATGGTTAGCATGAATAGTTAGATTTGGCGATCGAGTTACAGTTTATCGAATGAGTATAGGTATGGTTTTCACACTACGTGATGTCAGAATCCTACTAATACAACTAATGAACCTATACTCATAAATTTTGGTTCAGTCACCGATGAGCAGAAAAGGTAAAATTGACTATAATAACTGTCATAATTCTGTAAAAATGCTGGACATTAACAGGTTTGCAATTTGTAATATGGTTAACTTCCTGTTAAATGTTGGACTAATCCTATACGGTTAAAACTCTGATTGCTGAGTTAGGGGCTAGCTGAACCAAAGAATTAAAGAATTAAGGGCTTGGTGTCCTTGTTATGCGAAAGCGAGCATTAGAACCCCCTGAAGGCAGTTGTGAGGCTGCAGTAGTAATAATTGTTACAGGGCTAGCCTTGGCAAGTAAACAGCGAATTAACGCTAATAGAACATCCTTACCTTGTCTTACCCACCGTTCTATGCCAAGTCCTCAATAATTGAAAGGAAAAATAAATAAATAACAATTTTAGGGCAGTATAACTTGAATCAATAACAAAATTGTTCTATTGATGAAAGCTAGCAAGTACACGTAATTGCTGGGTTGGCAAACTGACTGCCCTAATATTTTAAACTTGTCATGGAAGGACATAATCAATGAAAGTAACTAATTGTTGTGGAGCATTATTTTTAGAACTCGGATATCCAGATAGTGATATCTGTTGTTCTTGTAAAGAACATGCTGATGCAATTGAAGAGGAAAAGTTCAAGAAAGCTAATGATTTAATAGTATACGATGATGATGTTGCATTAGGGTATTCAATAGTAAAATCAAATAGAGAAGTATCTGGTGTATTTATGGTTGATGGTGAAATAAAAGATGTGGATTACTTTAAAAAGGGAGAAGAGCTAGATGGCTAGAAAGAACTATGACTGGAAAACATTTTCTACAAGAGAATGGCCTTACAAAGGTGATCTAGATGATCCCAAATATATCAAAGACCGTAATAAACTGTTTGAGGAAAATGGAAACGGTTGGTGGATATTCCAGGGATATTGTATAAGAAAATATGGTGAATGGAAAGCAAGTAAAAAAAGTTCTGCAGAACGTAAACGAAGAAGAGAAGCAAAAAAAGGAGCATTAAATGCCACATCCAAGTAAAGCAAAAGGTAACAGATTTGAAAGAGCAATAGTAAATGAAGCAAAAAGTGCAGGTTTTACTGCTGAACGTGCATGGGGATCCAATGGTCAATCATTAGGTTTTCATGAAGAAGTAGATCTTACTATTGGTAAAGAACCTAAAGTAAAGATACAAGCTAAATGCAGGAAGAAGTTAGCATCATTTCTACTTCCAAGTGTACATGTAGATGCTGTGGTATGTAAACAAGATAGAGGAGAAACACTTATTATCATGCGATTTGATGATTGGTTAAATGATAAGTTTGTATCCTCAATGCCTAAAGAAAGATAGATAAAATGGATAATAAAACTTATGGATTAGGTGGAACAATCCTTGGAGCCTGGATTGGTAAAACTCAAATAAAAGATGAACAACAAAGATTTATAAGAATAAATTTGTTTCCATTTATCTTCATGTTTATCATTAACAATGTATCATCATGCATTAGAATACATATATTTAACTATATAAAAATATCCTTAACTATTGAAATAAAATAATTTATTAAAGTTAACGAAAAGCACTAGGACGAATGGAGTATAATATTTCTTCTGTAGTAAATTTAGACTTACTTGGTTTTTTCAATCCTAAGCGTTCTCTAGCCTTCTTGATCCAAGTAGTTGGATACCAAGCAAGGTAATGCCTAGCTAAGTCTATGCTCCGTCCGTCACGTATTGCAGGATATATTTTGTGTTTTATTCTTCCATATTCTGTACTGTATTGATAATCAGTATATCTTCTGCTATCCTCAGTATCTTCTGTATAATCTACATTGCCAAGAAGAATCTTTTTAGCAGGAGAATCAAGCTTCACAAGACCACCCATTATACTGAAATATTTTAAATGACCTACAGTAGGACCTGTAAATTCAGATAGTAATCCAAATGTAGCTCTGTCTTCATTTCCATATTCAAGCAGATCTCTTTCAATTCTACCTAATCTATTAAGAGTCTCATTTTCTAATATATTATTAAGATTAGCATTAAGTAAAATAGATCCTAGCTGTATTAGCCCAAATACACCCGCATATCGCATCATATACTGCATTTCGGGTGAATCCCAGTTACCAGCCTTAGCTGACTGTCCTGCTGCCTTTAACTGGCTTACATGCGTTTCTAGAAGGCTCATAGGATAATGCATTAAATGGAATGCTACCTCACTAAGACCTGCTCCAGCAGCTTTGGGACCTTTTCTAATTATGTAAGACTCTCCAACTTCATCCACTATCTTAATATTCTGACTGCCTCGCACCCACTTATTTTTAGCAAATGGAGCATATTCATATGCCCATCCATTTACCATTTTTAAGGCATAATTCTTAGCAAATTTTTCATTGTCTTTTTCAGATAACTTATTGGTAGCAGATAATTCCTGAAATTTATTAATAAATGAAGTCCTGAACATAAATTTCCTTTGTCCATTTTCAGTCCATCTATGAAATGATAATAAAAATCCAAGTGTTTTATCTCCCATCTTTTCAACAAGATCTTTTACCATAGTACCTTTATAAAAATACTGACCTTTTTGTTCATTAAATACAAGCTCATTCTTACTATATTTATCCCTGCCTACAATACCCTCCATCATAATAGCACTATCACTTGGAGTAAATAGAAAACCTTCTTCTTTTTCTACCCTATCAACAATCTCTTTCATTTTCAAATTTTGATATGATTTTTTTGCATTTCTAATAGCTTTGAGACCTACTCTGGATGAATAATGAAGCACACTGGCAGCATTTTTTATTCCACCAGTTATATTTAATCCCATAGTTCTTCCTGTCTGAAAACTATTTATGGTACGTGTCCAATCATTTACCCATTTAGGACGACTTCTGCCTTCAGTATTAGCTACAAGATATTCTTCCATTATAAAACTTTTCATTCCTTTTAAAAATGCAGTATCTGCATTAGGAATAGTTCTCATTGCTTCAAGATATGCCCTCTGTATATGAATATTCTTATTAAACTGAATAGCATCCCTTGAATATTTTTCCAGGATTACATATGGATCAGATTCCCATAAAAGATTCAAATTTCTACTTGCTGCTTTTGTATTTTTAGGAGCTTGATTTAATTGACCTAACAATCCGTCTGTAATGCCCATCATTTCATTCATATATTCATTTGCAGTACTTATATTGGACTCTGTTATCATATCCTCAAGCTTTACTTTCATATCATACATAGTTTCCAATATAATCTTCGGGAAATAATCTCCTTTCTCCATCCTACCCTCTATACGTACAGCTGCAGCTTCTAATTTATCCATGAGATTCTTGCTTGCAGGATTAAACCTGGAAAACTTAAAATCAATAACATTAGCCATTTCTCGGAAAGAAGCAATATGAACTCTACCAACAGTATCCAGCAAATTATGAGACATCTCTACTGCCTGTATTATTTTAGGATTATACTTAACCATTTTTTGTACATCTGTAACAGGATCTGTATGTAAGTATCCATTACGAATTGCAATATCAAGTTCAGAATTCTTAGATCTACCGTTTTCAGGATTTTTACTTGCTAACTTGACTAGAGTATGATATTCCCCAAGAAGTTTTCCATTATCTGTTAAATAAAATCCTTTAACAGCATCATGTACAGCCTGTTCTACATGCTCATCTTTTGCTTTTACAATCTTATCTCTTATCTTTCTATATTCCTTATAACTCTTATTACCAAAAAACCTACCTCCCTTATTTACATCAATATGAGCAGATAATATTTTATCTTTGATCTCCTGAATGGAAAATTCCACCTGACTCATCTTATTACGTTCATAGTTTTTAGCACTTTCCAGGTCCATTAACATTTTATTAGATGATGGATCCAATCTTGCCAATCCCCTGGGTACAGCAAAAATTCCAGCTATATTCTTAAACTTTCCTGTCAAATCTTTATCATGTCCATCAATAGCTATTTTTATCCTTTTTAACTGTCTATCTGTAAAATTCTGCTCTACTTTAAACGGATAATCAAGTATATCCCAAACATAGCTTTCTAAACCTTTTTCAGCTATCTCTTTTTCAAATGTTCCATCAGGTCTCGTATATCTTTTCCTGATATTAGGCTTATCAACCCAATATTTGAATATCTCATTCATTCTTTCAGCATTATAATCAATATCTACTCCTGCTGACTGAACTTCATTACAACCTGCTGACATTACTACTCCTAAAAAGTTTCAAAATTTGATGTGTAGGGCAGGGCACCTTTTTAAAATCAATCTGAAAATTTGATATACATGAGATAACTTTTTCGTTAATTTTCATTATCGGCATCCCATTATTTTCTTCATTCTTTTATCAGGGGGTCCACTTTTTGTATAATCATAAAAATAACTTGGTTTTCCAGTATTATCCTTCATCCTGGTAATATCTCCTCTTCCCAATATAAAACCTCTGGCATAATTGCTCAATACTGGATTGACATACCAATCACTCATTAAAATATCACCAGTAGACATTCTAAATCTACTCCAATCTTCACGTCCTGCCATCCTCATCCTATTATACTGCTGAGTTTTCAATTCTGACTGACCAGTTGTATGATCATACCAATGATTCGTATCTTTAATAATACTTTCTATCGATGTTCTTGGATCAAATCCATGCCTTTCTGCATTACTTGGTTGACCTCCAACTGCTGGTCTTCTCATCCAATTAAATACAGATTGAATAAGATGAGTATTCATCTTAAAGTAAGGCATTTCTTCAGTGCCTTCTTTTACATACATATTCCTTTGTATCTGTGGCTGGATCAAATACTTTAAAAGACCTTCAAAATTATCTGGAGTACTAAAATCTTTAAAAAACTTTCCTATCAATCTATCAGTCATAACAGAATTATAATAATAAATATCATTTCTATCAATTGGCTGTTTATCTGCTGCTTCATGTGCTCTGCTATAAGAATCGCTTACACCTCTTCTTAAAGCATCTACAGCAGACAAAAGTCTATTCAAACCAAGAGGTTCATTATCGTAATGATAACGAGAAGGATCAATATCACTTGATCTATGTGTACCAACTCCTGTTGCCTGTGCAAAAGCTCTATTCCATCTTACTTCTGGATCATCAACAGTTACAAACCTGGGAGGTCTCTTATCAACAATATAAGTATATCCTCTGCGTACTCTTTGTTTACGTCCATCTCTTATTGACCCTATATATTCAAGCGACCCCATAGATGTTGTAGGATCCAAATCGTCTTTTGATACTGTTCCTTTAATTCTATACAAATTACCATTCAACTTAAAATCTCTGTATTCCCAATTTATATCATCTTTAGGAGGATTTATCTTAAAAAGTTTTAAGTCTTGAGCTTTACGAAGTATAGCATCTCTAGCCATTTGGCGATCCAACACATCAATAACTTTCTGGATTACAGTAATTCTATCTTCAGCTCTTTCTATTTTATTTAAATCTTTAAAAGTTTCATTCTTCAAAAGCCTCAAATTTCCTACTGAATTCGCATGCTGACTATTAGCAACAAACCTTATTATACCACTAAGATTAGCTTTAAATACAGACTGTCCATTAACTATTTCTGTAAATGCACTGTCTGTTAAAATCATTTCATCAATTCTTTCAGGTGTTACATCTCCATAAGACATTATAATTTCTAGCTTATTTCTCAAGTTATTATAATGTTGGAACATGGTTCTATTTTTAGTTGATTCACCTTTATTGTCCCTCTCATAAAAAATAGGATTTCTTATGACTTCATCCAAAACATGTCCACTCATACTACTCTTAATTCCAAGAGTTTTATCTACAGTAAATCTTCTTTCTAATCCTGATGGTATATATCCTTTCTCTAAATCAGAATATATCTTAGGATATCTTGATGAACTAACCGAAACATTCCTATAGAAAAAACCAATCACATTATCAATCTGTTTGCTTGCTCCATCGTAATTTTTCTTTTTCCTCATCCTCCTCGCATCTCCAAGTAAACCCATTATTAAATATCTATTTGGATTATCAAAAAACGAGTTAATATTAGTTCTTGCTCTACGTAATTCACTAGTGGTAGGCTGTCTTCGTCCTGCAGCATCATATACATCATTATCCATAACTCTTGCTTTACTAAGAGTTCTATGCATAATCCTGAACATATCCCTTTCAAATTTATCCTTTATACCAAATCCAGATTGTAAAAAACTTTCTGTACTGTGTTTTACACTTGGTTTACTAAGATCTGATGGATATAAACCATAAATAAAATAGTCCTCAATATCTTCAATATTTCTAGCGATCTTTGGGGTTTTTTTCCATTTATCCAAAGAACTCTGAAATATTTCCCCTCCCCTTTGAAATACATCCAATGCTTTTGACACTGCTAGATTTACATTCTTATTATTAAACACTTCAGATACAAAAAGGTTATCATCCAACTTTAATTCAGAATTTAAAAGATAACTCAAGGTTCCTTTCCTTGAAATTACACTAGATACAATTCTATCTTTTTTAGCTATATCATGAGCTACCTTATCAAATCCTATAGAAGAAATATCTTTCCCAGCAACACCGCCCTTAAACCCAAACATATTTATTCCTTGGGTATACTCAGAATCTTGAATAAGAGTATAATCTCGTATATCTCCCATATCATCAACATAATCTCTAAGCATGGATATAGGTATCTTTAAATATTTGTATATATGATCTCCATCATGATCTCTTTGCAAAGTTACACGCAAATCGAATGTATTGATAGTTGCCAACCCATTAAGACTTGTATCAAGAACTTTTTCAATACGCATAAAAGGCTGATCCTTCATCACCTTAGGAATAGCATTGACAGACATTCCTAACTGTATCTTATATTTATCTGCTAATTTTATAAAAGTTTTTCCAAGACCTACTTTAATATCTTCTCTTATCATTTTACTCTTTGAAAACACATTCCAATTTTGTGGATGATATTCATTTATATCCAATAATCTTATCAAATCGTTATACTTAACATTCTTCATTGAATGAGTCAGTTTATTCAATTGATTTAATACAGATTCAATTTCCTTATATGACTTTTCACTTACTTTAATCCATTCATCCTTTGCTAATCCCCTCACACCTGCACCTGCATAAGTTTTTGCTTCTTTTTGAGCTTCAAGAAATGGACTATATTTTTCCCAAACACCCTTATCACTATAAGAGAAAATTATATCTAAACCTGTATCCTTATCTCTTGCTATAAAAGAAATATCCCGCATATCAGCTACTGTTTTTGAATCTCTACTGATTAATTGGTTAGCCAATGCACGAGTAATAGAACCACCGCCATACTGATAAACACTATTAGCAATTTTGTTATTTCTAAGATTTTCAAACTGAGCATACACAGGATTACTAAGAGTATTATCTACATCAACAGCGGCAATTCCCTCTTCTCCGTGCCGTGTTGGCCTACTTGAAAGAATCTTATAAAAATCACTTTGAAGTAACCTTTCCAGATCTTTTTGTAACAAAGGATTGGATTCCCTTCCACCATATTCAAGAAGTGTTTCAGTTAAAGTATAACTATCCGTCGTTAACTGCTGACCAGTCTCTTCTTGCCTTATCTTATATAAAATTCTTAATAAATCTCCATTAGCAAAATCTTTATTATTATTAATTGTACCCATCTTTTGTATAATCTCATCTATCTTATACAGTCGTTTTGCTTGTCGAAGATGACGTGTACTTTGAAAATCGAACATAGATGATGAATAGTTAACACCAGGATCAGAGTGCGTAGTAAATGATATACCAAAATTCTTATATGGAATACTCATAAAATTAGATTCATCCATGTAAGAAAGATCAGCTTCCCACCCTCTCTCAAGACTTCTGGCTGGATCAATAGTAAATGCTTGAGCTCTATTTAGATTTAATGTCTTAGCAACACTCTCACCAACCAAAAGATCAACACCTAGATTAGTTAATACAGAAGCTACCTCTGGATTATACACAGTGAATCCTTTACCAAGCATATCATTATCCATAATAATAGTTTTCATACCATTCCAGTCACCACCACCTTTTACTGATCGTATTAATTGACTGAAAGGAATACTAGAAAACTTGCCTCCATCTAAAAAGAAAGAGTTAAGACTGGTATATGTTCCCTCAGTAATATCTTGAACAAAACTATCCACTATCTTTGATTCTTGTGTATCCCTTCCAGCAATAGTCACAAGATTTGCAACTCTATCACTCAACTGTTTTATAACTATCTTTTTATTACTAAAAAAATGATCATCTGCTTTATTTGCTGGCTCATCATTTACAACACCAATCTTTATTCCATCATCTAATAGTTTTTGAGCCTTAGTTCTTACAGAAGGATCAGAATTATTATCTCTAGACCATTCCAATGCCTGCCTTGTCAAATGAGTTGTCGTACCACCATCAGATAGCAAACCTCTTTTAAAACTATTAAACTCTATCTCCCCCCTATCAACATCCATTTTATTCATCATATCATCAAACTGAGGACCCATAGTTCTATTAAAATGAACGAACATCATCTTTAATCTTAAAATTTCATTATCCTGATCAGTAGTATTAAAATAATTCTTAAAAGCTTTTTTAAAAGCACGCAAACGCTTTTTATTTTCAGGTCCTGTGTAATCAGTTAGCTTTTGTGTATATATATCATCAAAATCTCTATTAAGTAAATCAAGATTCTCTTCTGTCTTTGGAAAAACAATTCGCATCTTGGGACTTAAACGCATATATACTTTACTGCTCTCACTTACTGGTTTAAGACTTCCTAAACTTGGAATATCTATTACATAATCCACATTTCTTAACTGTTCATATAGACCTTTCATCTCACTCATATCAACAGTTATAGCTTTGTCAATATAATTCTGCATTTTAAGCCAGTCACCACCTATCTCATAAGAATCATCCATATTAATAGTACGATCACCAATTTTTATACTTCCACTTAAAAGTATATATTCATACTTAAATTGAGGATCTACTGTATTTGTCCTATCAAGAACCATAGTTGAAAGAGAATGACGCATAGGTTTTTCATCAAGATTCAATCTATCATGATCCAATACAAAAACTTTTCTAAGAACCTGGCCAAAAACATTTTGCAGCAAAGGCAATGCTTCAGCAGTATTAAACTCCTCTATTTTTACTGCCTGCTCACCAGAATTAGAATACTTCTTTCTTATATCACTATAGATATAGTCTTCAAATACATCTGGAGCAGTTATTTTCGGTTTTGCTGGATCAAATGCATCTGATATATCTGACACAAACCTATTGCTTACAGCATTAGGGTTATTAGGATCCTGTATTGATGGATATTTAAATAATAATTCCTGATAATTTACAGGTCTTTCAGTATTTAGCTTTTCACCCTGGATTTCATTTACCATTTTAGCTGCTATATCATTATAAGCTTCATGATGTGCATTAAATCTACCTGCAGTTTTCACAAGTGCATCAATAACAGTTCGTGCATCCCTCCAATTACCAGTATTGTTAAACTCATCAATCAATTCCTGCAAGGGTACTTCAGCTGATTTCCTGTTACCCAAAAGACCATGAAAATCTGCAGTTAATTTTTCAAGCAACATTTTTGAATCAGTATAAGATATGTTTGGATCTTTTTGTGTAATATGATTCTCAAGTTTAATAAGAAATCTGGAAAGCTCTCTCTTTTGGACATGATCTGCTTCTATCTCAAACTGAATCAACTCATCAAACGTTTCAATCATTTTACCATAATTTTCTTCACTAAAAGTTCTAGAAGGAAGATCCTTACTTTCTGCTATACCTAATTCAAGAGCAGTAATAAGACCATCTAATTTTTTACTGGCCTCTACACTGATATTTTTTTCTGCTATTAATGTCTCATGTATAAGCTTTGCTTCTGCAAGAGCTTTATCTATTTTGTCAGCATCAAGTACCTTCTTAGGGCTGACCATCTCACTTCTTATTTCATCAGATAATTTTCTCAAAGATGCTATCTGTGTTACCACCATACTATCTTTACTAAGATTACGAAGTGTATCATTTATATTTTCTACAAAATCTTTAACCTTGCTATGTGTAACCTCTTGATGAATACCAATCCACTTAAGCAAATCAGCTTCAAATGGAACATGATGAGCTCTATCTACCATCTGAGGATTAAACAAATCATACACTCCTCTAACTGCTTCCTTAACAGCTCTTGCGGATACTGGATCTCCAGGAAGTCCATTATCAATAGCATTTTCACTAGGAAATATTATTTTTCTCACTCCTCCCTCAAAATCCATACGAATAAGACCATCATCTTTAGCTCTCTGAAATGCAGTATAAGATAATCTATTACCGCCAGTAAATATTCTAGATTGAAATTCCTCCAATCCTCTAATATATAGATTTGGAGGTTTCCAGTCACCAGGGAGTCTATTAACCATGTCTCCTACTTTGTCAGCAACTTCCTGAACATCACCTGATTTTATATTAAGTTTCGGTGATCTGGTTTTACCTATATTTGATAAGCTCTTCATTAAATCATACACTGGCTGTATAATTAACAAATTTTCAGATATTTTTGCATCACTAAGTAACTCTTCTCCAACCTTTTTATCAACCTCATTGTCATATATATTCTCAGAAAACTTACCCTTCTGACCAAAAACATGAACAAGAGCTTCTCTTAACGTAATAACATTCTGTTTATCAGTTTCAACATTAGAAACAACTTTATATATATCAGATTTTGCTTGGCTAGCATTAATATCATGAAGGGCTTGAAGAAATATGTTATCACCAAATTCTAAATATAAATTATGATTTAGATATCTGCCTTCCATATTAACCATGTATTCATGTGTCACATCTCCCAAAGCATTATCATAATCTCTTACTTCCATATTTCTATCTTTTGCCAGCTTAGTAGCAAGTGCAGGTTTATCAATTATATCAATATTCAATAAAGAGCCATATTTTACTATCAAATTATTATATTCATGTATATTAGGATAATTATTCCCATCCTCTGGTGTCTTAATCAGTCTTGCAGATCCTTTTAAAGGTGTACCTTCAGGAACAGGAACAATACTAAAAGGTATCCCAAATCTTTCAGAGAGCAACCCAAGTATACCATACTCATCAGAAATTATCTCTTTCTTGGTTTCTTCTGTTAACTCTTCTCGAAGATCATCTTTTAATATATCATCAACTGACTTATCCCTTATCTTTACTACCCCAAGATCTCTTTTAATCATATCCAATGCTTGAGTATTCATATCATCAATAGTTACATGAGTAAAGCTTTTATCCTTCATCCTCTTTATTGCATTATATGCACTAAGTAATTCCTGAACTTTCGCATACTTTGTCGATGAAATAAATTCCCCATCATTTCTCCAGGCAATACGTTCACCTTCAATAACACTATCAAATACATTTACAATTTCATCAGCAATTGGATTATTCCCATGAACAACACCATGCTTATCAATCATATTCCTAATTTTCATGGTAGAAATAGTTGCATCCATTTGTTTATGATCTGTCTGAAGAAATTCTAATGCTCGGTTCATCTCCCCATACTCACTTGATAGATAACCTCTTTTACCAGCATGATCCCAGGCACCCTTACCTTTAGTCATAAATGCTGCCATAAATAAGTGAGAAGATAATTCCTGAGGACTCATATTCTTAAATGCACCACTTTGAAATGCACCGTAATTCATGAATAAAATACCTGTACCCATACGAGGTGTAGATGCTAAAAGATCTCCCCAGTAATTACTATTCCATCTTTTTACAAGGCTTTGCGAAACTGAGAGTCTCATCTTATTCAGAAGTCCAACTACATGTTCTAATGGCATTGTATCTGCTTGATGTAGTATATCCTGCTTACCCATATAAGACTTACCAAAAACTGTCCAAGTCTTTTGTCCATGTTCCGAAGAATTAATTATATTTATATTAGCTCCCTTAACATTACTTTTTAATAATTCTCTTGCAGTAGCATCACCACCTGGCATCTCACTTATCTTATTATAGTTAATCTTTTTATATCTTTGGGCATAAGATGTAATACCACGAGTAAGAGACTCACGACCACCTCTTCCTATACCTCTTATAAGCGGAAAGCCTAATGACATAACAGTAGTACTCATAGGTATATCAGCATAATCAGCAGATCTCTTATGTGCTAAAGAATCTATCTTTTCTACGCCAAGAGCATGTAATCCAAGATAAAGAAAGTCCTGAGCTGCCATACCAAGATATTGTGATATTCTTCCTGGATTTGTTCCACCAAATGATCTGGTAACCCACTCACCTATATCATTTACATATCTGCCCTTGCCTAATTCCTCTACAAAACTTTTAGCCAATTTTCTCTGAGCTGCTACATTTATAGGAACTCCTGCACCCTCAAGCACTTTACCTATCACATCTTCACTTTGAGATCGTAATCCTACACTAGCAGTTCGAGCAGCTGTTACATCTGCATTAAGATCTCGTAATCTTGCTATTGAATGTTTGTCTTTAAGGGCTTTGGGAAGTTGTTTTGCGAATTGTCTTTCAAGAGATCTAGATACAGCTGGAGAAACAACTCCTCTAGCTTTAGCTTGATCTAAAAGCCCTTTAGCAATAATTGCTTCTTCCTTTACTAGATTAGATGCTGCCTTTCTTATAAAATTATTACCCCTTAAAGCTCTAGTAGCAATCTGACCACCTTTGCCTAACAAAGCAAATGGACCAACGAATGGAGTAAACAATGAAAGACCTTCACCAGTAACCCAACCAGCCTTTTCCCAGTCATTCATTTCATCCCAGGATTTAGCTTTCTCTACAAATTCAGAAGTTCCCCAAGTAATACCATGAACACCACCCCAAGCTAAAGAACCCAAAAAGTCAAGAGCAGCATTATCACTTGATACTTCATCTACTACCTCAAGTCCAAGTCTTTTTCTACGTGCAGTCCATCCTTGAGCTGTAGGATCAACATCTACAGAAGGAACATCTCCTAAAACTGAAGGTACAGTACCTGTATCAGAAGTAGCACTTAAATTTCTAGCGTTTTGCTGCTCTAAATATTTAAGATACTCTTCAATGGATATTCCACCATTGGGATCGGGCATCTACTCTTTCATCCTTTGCTGTTCTCCAGAAACAAAAATACTATCTGAAACTGTCATTTCATTCATAAGCATATCTTCAGCAGTTTGTTCTGGAGCATCTTCAAATATTAAGTTATATAAAGTAGAAGAATCAGGCATTGATTCCATAAGATTAAATATATCATAAGCAGTCCACCCTATACCAAGTACTCCAAAAAAGGTACTAAAACCCTCAGGAATTACTGTTGCAGTTGCACTTACAGCTAACCTAGTTGCTATTTTAGGAGCGAACTTTGCTAAATATTTACCTACCCTTGTAGCTACTCTTGGCTTAATAAGCTGTCTAGTTATATCATCCCATCTCTTAGTTGCATCTTTTCCAAGACGCTCTTTAACTACATTTGCAACATCTTTTGCTGCTTTCTCTGTTGCTTCTCTACCAACTTTATCTGCTCGCTTTATTATTTCTGGTTGATTAATTCCATATTGCTTTACAACTTTTTCAGTTAATTTATTTTTAGCCTCAAGCAATACAGCAGGCATTGCTTCAGCAGCCATGCCTGTTTTAACATTATTCATAATAGTCCAGGCAAATTTTGAAGCAAATTTATATGTTCCGACTGCACCAACCCCAGCAGCAATTTGACCAGGTAATGGCTTTAACTTCATACCTGGATGTGCTTTATTCCAATCATCCACATAACTTCCTACCAAATCACTAGCTTGTAAAGCTAAATTATAAGCAACCAATTGCTTACCAGCTCCTCTTATTTTAGGGCTCCACCCCTTAGGCCATCTCCAATCTCTTCCTACAATTTTTTTTCCTAATTCATATGCACCTATGTATAATGCTGGAGCTATTTTATCAATTACACCCTGATCAACCTCTATATCTTCAATTTTCTCCCTAAATCCCAAACTTTTTTCATATGCAAGAGGAAGATTCCCTACAACATTACTTGCTGGAGGAGGAGTTCTTACTATTCCTGCCCCCCCAAGATTTTCTAATGAGTCTATTGCACCTGCATTAGGATCAAGTTTTAATAAAGACTCTAGTGCTAATACACTGTCAGGATCAAAAAACCATTCATCTGGAACTCCTTCATCTTTCTTCTTATCATTTGCCATTTTTAACTCCTATTATACTTCTTCTAGCGACCAGTGCCACCATTCTGTATCACTTTGCACTAATCCTAAATCTCTTAAAACATCAAATATTTCTGGATTATTCATAGATCCATCTTCACGGTCTAAATCAAAAGCAAATCCTATTGTATGAAATGATCTATGAGCAGGTGCTACTGTGGCACCTTTTGATCCAGCAGCTAACCATTCTTGATATTGCTTCTCTTTAACATCCATTCTTACCAGTGAATCTCCAATTTGAAGATTTATTCCTTTACCTTCCAATATATTCTTTGCTTCTTTAACCCTATCTGCCAATGGTTTTACTAATCTAAGCCTTCCTTCTCCCTGTGCTAATACACTATACCAACCAGTATCTGCAGTAACATCAACTATTTCAAAATCCATATTAACTAACTTCTCACGAAGAATTGCTACTTCATCTTCACTTTTTTTTTTAGGAAAAGCAGCCTCTATCATCTTCTTTAATTCACCAGCACTTCGGTCAGCTCCAGATTCTTTCTTTCCATACACCTGTTTAAATAATTTGAAAATCTTTCTACCTCGTTTCTCAAAATATTCATTTTTGCTCAAGCCTGAATTTTCAAACTCAACCATTATCAACTTTTCAGGAGTCATATCACTCATTTGATGCTTTGTGACTTCTTTAGTTATAGGATTGTATCCTTCTAATTCTATTTTATCGATCGTTTCCATATTAATATTAAACACATTATAAACCCAGCTTGCAAAAAATCCTTTTTCTGTTGTGAGATCACCAACTTTCCCAGGTGACTCTTCATACTGTTTTGTCAAATTATCTACAAGTCTACCTAATCCTGTAATATCATTTGGAGTTCCTTTTTGTGCAAAGCTTGCCATAGTATTATAAGTTGCTAAAACCATATCATACTGTTTTTGTGTTGTACAGCCAGGACATAACATATCTCCTATTTTTTGACCATGTGCAGTTCCTATATCAAGTATCAGATCCATCATTTTTTCATCGTTATAATCCCCACCAGCAATAGCCTTTATACTTGATACAAATGGATTTAACGCTAAATCACTTGCTAGTATTTTATCCTTTTCGATCTCCTCACGTTTATCTTTTTGATATTTACGTTCATCTATAATCCAATCTCGCCCTTCTGCTTTAGCTATAGCCTCTGCTTTAAGAAGATTTATCACTTCAAGTGCTCCTGGAGATACTACTTCAGGCCGTTCTTCAAAAAAAGCTCCTATCAGCTTTTGTTTTTCTGCAATTTCTTCTGGTGTACCTGTTACAAGCTGAGGAGCAAGAGCTACTGGAGTAACATCTTCAGGGTCCAACCAAATTGGGCTTGGACCAAGTTTTGTACTTACAGTGTTTAATCCAGTCTGTACTCTATTAATAAAATTTATTTCTTCCAACATTTTTTGAGTTTTTCCCTTATAATGTTGAATTGCACCTTCTTTATCCTCTATCCTAGACTCATACCATTTATATACATCATCAGTTACAGGTCTACTCTGACTTGTATAATCTTCTTCTTTAAGCTTTCCAAAACGAGATTCATGCTCTAGCTTCGCAGCGTCATATGCATTCTCTTCATTTCTTAAAATAGTTTTAGCAGTTCTTAATTCATCTGCAAGAATATTTAGGTGATGAGCTCTATCTCCCTCTTCCCTATCTAATTTCGCCCCATACATCTCTACTATAAATAATGATACTTCACGTAGAGCATCTGCAGCTGAATAATCTATTTCAGGCTGTCTTGCTTTCCAAGCCATTATCTTATATTTCCATTCTGAATCTTATCAATTGCATTTAAAGCATTACGTCTAGTATATGATACCTTATCATTCAGCCACTCACGTCTTTTGCTACAGCCTCCACATTCCTTTACCCTGCCACCAGAAACTTTCTTAATGACATTGGATACTGTATCTCCTAATCCTTTATTCGCCATAATCACAAGGTCCACATAAACCATAATTATTAGCATTCGGATCAGTACATTCTACCAAACCTTGTTCAGCACAGGTTTGAGGATCAGAAGGAGCAGGATTTCCACAACTCACTTCACAATAATCTTCTGATGCACCTCCATTTATACAATTTTGAAAACAATTTGGATCATCATATACAGGCCCTCCTCCAGCATCTCCCCAGTCTAAACCTAGACCAAGAAGATTAAAATATGTCTGTTGTTGACCTCCTTGCCAATCTTGCTGAAATCCTAATACATCTTGTCCCAATTGCTGAAATATATCTGTTATCTCCTGTTCCAAGCCTAACTGCCCAGTTCTTAAAGCTTGTTGCAAACCAGTTTCTGTCGTTCTTAAAGCTTGTTGGTACGCTGTTTCTCCTGCTCTTATACCTCCCCTATATTTTGTCATAACATCAGCTTCAGCAGTTCTTTGCATTTCTTCTGCTGTTCCAGAAAATGCAAATTCACTCTTTCTTTTTGCACCTATACCAGCTCTTCTTGCTCCGCTAACCCCCATTCCTGCTCCCCATCCAAGCTGACCTCTTTGTAATCCCCAAGTTTTTCCTAATTGTCCTGTTTTCAATGCAGCAGCTTCACCTAATTGTTCTTGTTGCAAAGACCAAGCACTCTCTGCAGCACCAACTTTTGTCCCAGCAACTGTCTCAGCCATCTGTTGTTGAGTAGGATCATAAGGATCAAAATAGTCTTCATATGGTCTTCCTTCAATATCTGTAGGAAGTAATCCTCCATATCCGAGACTTTCAACACTCCCCGTAAAACCAGGTGTTTGATATGTACAATTAGGATATTCACCTGCCCATCCTTCTCCATAATCACTACACTGTGGCATAATCTATCCTTTTTCTCCCTTAAACTGTTGTTTCTGGAGTACCAGTAAGCAATTCATCAAGTAAGGAATTCATCAAGCCACTCTATTCCTGTATCTCCCTTTAGAAAACCAAGAGTAGCTAATGATTTTCCTGTACCAGCCCAATCTTTCCAGTACTGTGCTTCTGCTGCCGCTGCAAACTGTTGGTTTATCCGTTCAATTTCATACTTCTGTTTTACATCAAACCTACCCACATCAGTACTTAAAGCATAATCTTCTGGATCATAATGTCTCCCAACAAATATGTTTTGTCCCCATTTCCCTACTTCACCACCTATTGTAGACCCTACTGCTGCACCTTTCAATGATTTTGTTGCAAATAAACCAATTCCTGCTCCAGCTATTGAACCTAGAGTAGACCATAATGAACTGCTTTCAGATTCTTCCCTAGCTTTCTTCTCCGCTAATAGCAGTTCCCTTTCATAAAGTTTTTGTTCTTGATAATCTTCTAAAGCTACATCATACTTAAGTAATTGTAATCCTTTTCCATATCCTATAGAGGGATCCCATTGGAGCTCAGGCATGAGAGGCATTAGAGAGTTCGTATTTTCGTCTGTTGGCATATTATTCTCCTATACTTTTATTAATGTCCTATTGCCTGCCAAAATATTGTACTCCAACTACTTTTAGTATTTAATATAACTTGAGTTGTAGTAGGTAGAGTATTAATCCCTGGTGAGTGAGTCTGTCCATCTGTATCAACAACATAAGATGTTGCTGTAACATTTAAACATGCAGTTGGAAATTCTATGGGAAATGTAACTGTTTCCGTAGTTGCACTAACTGTTTCTTGACCCCATTGAAAAATCAAACCATTAGAAAACTTAACATACCCATCATCAGCAAAAGATTCAGATGTACCACCAGCTATATCCTTTGCTTTATCTAATACCTTTTTATGCAGAACATTCTTATGCCTGATAAATTCAGTCAATCCTGTATTTGTTACATAACTTAAAACTGGAACACCTTCTTCCATATTACTAATAGCAGGAGTACCATTTTGAACTTGAAGTCTTTCCTGTTTTGTATGACCAAGTTTCCTGGCAATTCTTTCTGACTTTGTTATCGGCATATTATTTTATATTCTTTAATCTGTACACTATCGAGATATCATTAATCTCAAAATCTGCAGCAATAGCACTTGAACCGTCACCACTTATCTTTAACCTGAAACTAGAAATATTATTAACAGGGGCACCAGGTTTTAATTCAGCTTTAACCCAATCATCAGTGTCTACATCATGAGCTATACATTTAGGAATTGCTCCTGCTCCTGTCGTAGTACCATCAGCATTAGTAACAAAAAAGGTTGAGGCAGGAGCAAGACCATCTACACCATAATGTACTTGTACATGACTAGCATCTCCCCTATAAGTTAAATATACTTTATAAACCTTCTTTCTTACTGAAGGTTGTCCAAAATCTATATCTTTTGTCATTAAGTTAATTTTAGCTGAAGTATCACTAGCATCATCCCATTTTAATATAGTACCATTTGTATGAGCATGTACTAAATCTCCATTCCAGTCTGTAACAAAGTTTGTTTTCTTCTGATCAGCAAAAGTAGCAGCAAATCCTCGAATCCATGACTGAGTCACCAGATCATATATATAACATTCACCATCATTAGTACCGTCACCTGTAGTAATGTCATCTACAACAATCAACTGTCTTTTCTTTGGAACATAACCAATCATAGGATCATTAGCAGTAAATGTAGCCCACTCACTTTCTTTTATTATCTGCCTACCCTGTTTCTCAAGTAAGTTAGTTACTTTCTGACCATCATACAGATAACATCCAAGTTTATTAACCCATGCTATACCAAAATCAGTCTTACAAGTAGCTGCAGGATGAGATACTCCCTTATGTACAAATGTATCCTCTAAAAACTCCAACTCCTGTGATACATTTATCAAATGCATTTTATTCTTTTTAAACTGCAATATCCTATCTGCATACTCTTCAAGCTTTATTATATTATCACCATCTTGAACAGTAACTTCAATTAATCTGCTTAAAGGAAATAGATCAAACTTATTAACAGGAGATTTAATCATAGCATCTCCTCTCACTTCTCTTGATCCATCTTCATTTTGAAATTCCAATCCACCAATATACACTATTCTTCCAACAACAACTGCAGTTTTATACTTAGATAAAACACTTTTTTCATTTTCCAATAAACCTGAATTGATTCCATATGTAATAACATTAGCAGGAGTCAACATAACAGATCCATCTGTTGATCCATCACCAACCTCCCAATAATAATATTCTTGAGTATTCTCAGCATAATAAACTGCGTCATATTCCTTTTGAGAACTTTCAACCTTCAGTTTTCCACTTTCAAAATCAGCAGACAACTGTAAAAACCAAGGTTGTGTTATATCTTGAGCAACATCCTGCATATATATATTACATCCAGTTATTCTTTTATTCCATGCAGTTGATACTGTTTGAAAATCAGCTATAAACAACCTAATAGATGGAGCTGCTGTAACCCCAAGACTACCAGGAACTACAAAACTAGATACAAGTGCATCAGCTGTATCTACAATAGTAGTAATTTGACTTTCCTGTTTTCCATCATATATAAAAGTTACTCCAATCTTCCATTCACCAGTATTACCAACATTATTCCATCCAGAAGCACCAACAGCAGTTTCCCAGTCAAAATCTATATGAACATTATTATTAGAAAGCTTAGAAGAATGATCAGGTAATGCACCTAATTCATAACACTTTAAATTTGTTATACCAGAAGTTGAAACACCTGTAGCTGAATTAATCTTTACCCTAAAATCAGTCCATGTAACACTTCCATCTGTAATAGTTTCAGCTGGATCAGGATAAAAAATTATTTGTCCAGTATAAGTTCCAGCTCCCACACTTTCTTGTGCAATAATATGTGTGTCAGAAGCAACAAAAGCTGAAATATAAGTACCAGCCTCAAATTCTATAGAAACTGTAGAACCTGGGATAAGTACTGTATATGTATAATTTACCTCAGCTTTTGTTACATTAGCAACAGTAGCTGTTACAAGAGTAGTTCGACCAATATCAACATCTTGATCATTTAATCCAGTACCAGCTTGAGTAGATGTAGAACCATAAACAGCAGCAAGCGTAGCATCATCATCCCAAGTAGACTTATTCGGAGCAGAAACTTTCTGGGATGCCACATACCACTGGTTAATATCATAAGAAGGTGATATATCAGAAAATAAATCTCTTTTTATATATCCATACCACTTGTTTGAATTGGTAGATCCAAAATTTCCATCACTTATTCTTAATGCTCCATCTACAGTATAAAAAGTAGTCTTCGGATTATTAGAGCTACCTAAAGTAATGGTCTGAGACAGACTCCATGCATCCTGATTCTTACTATATATATAAATAGCAGAATCACTAGATTCAGCATCTGCTAATACTAAATAGTCATCGCCAGTCTCTGCAGCATCATATATATAAAGTGAAAGGTCATCAATATTAAATGATGCCGTCCCATCTGAAGTAGCTTCTATTGTAAAAGGCTGATCAGCATCAGAAGCATGAGATGTGAAAGTAGTAATATGTGTTCCATTAGACTGTTCTAAATTTGCACTTGCTCTTGCAAACTGAGAACCAGTACCCTTAATTCTAAAAGCTGTAATACTTCCATTACTCCAACTACTAATTGTATACTTAAGAGCATAAGTAACATTAATTACTCCCTCTTCCAAACGATTAGCAGTACTTTGATATATTGTACCAGCTCCACTACTATGTGTATATGTAGCATCAGTTGAATCTATTGCAAAATCCCCTGTCCTAGTCCATTTAGTACCAGTAGTAAAATCACCACCACTAGCTAAATGCTCTCCTAAATGACCACCAATCCTGTCATGACTAAATTGAAATAACCCATGTCCAGGGTAAATCTGAATAGCAGTAGAAGGAGTAGCATCATGATTAGCAGTACTACCTAAAGTTCTAATCTTACCTAATTCATCTACCATTACATCTGTAGCTGCAGTAAGCTCATTTACTGCAACATCCCTTGGATCTGAGTTAGTACTCAAACCTCCATGAAACTGTTCAAGCTTTAAAACTTGCTTAGGCATAAACTACTTCTATCCAATACCAGCTTGGTGTGGATACCCATTCATAATCTATCATGCACTTTCCTCATTTGCTTTAATAAAATGTTCTACTGATCCCTTACCAAGTACAGTATTATAAACTCTTTTCCAGTATGCAGCCTGTGCATGGATATCATCTGCTGGAGGTATAGCCAAACGGTCACGTCTGTATTTCAACCTGCAAAATGCTGCCTGTAATGCTATAGATGACATTACTCTCATTCTGGAATCATCTGGATCAAAACCCATATCCTTGAGTACAGCCATTATCGGCTTTCTGTATACTGCATAATTATTCCAGGTATCATCTATTGTTGCTGGTTCTACCTGAAAGAATCCAACAGCTGGGCCACTCCCCATTTGAGAGAGATGCCTATAACCTGACTCAGCCATTCCAGTTCTATACACCAAACTGGATGCATCTTTACTATTCATACTAAGATTATCAAGAGACCAATCTATGATCTTCTTTATGTCTTCTTTCATTCGTTATCTGATCTTAAACCACGAACAAATTCTTGTATTCCGTGAGCTACTATATTATCAATAGCATCTACAATATACGGCTCTATTGTCTTATTGTAAACCTTCTTTGTCCATTTAAATTTTGCTAATCCTAAAGTACAAGCAACTCCTGCACCATACATCAGCAAACCAAACTTTGCCTTAATTGTAGCATTTGGTATCTTTTTCAATGCCCATGCAACTCCAACAGCTACGGCACCTCCAGCTGCGTATTGAGCTGCTGATGCTCCTAATTTTGCTGCTAACCATTCCATTATAACACTCCTATTCCTATTAATGTTATTACTAATCCAAGTCCTGCCATACCACCAATCATCCAGCTTCTCCAGCTTTCAATCTTGGAAGTTCGACTATTAAGTTTACATAGCTCTCTTTCGCTACGCTCTACTATAGTTTCAATCCTTACTATCCTGCTCTTTAAATCATCTCTGTATTCTTCCAACTCTCTATGATTCATCTTTTATCAATCCTGCCTTTAATAAAATTCATATCATCAGTTAAATCATTTAATTCATCAACCAGTTTTTCGTGCCGTCTTTCGGCGGCTTCAGTTACTCTGCTTTCCATCGCCTTGAATCTTTCATCTGATTTATTGAATCTGTCAATAAGTTTGACAATGATTTCATAATTAGATTTACCCTGCCCATAGAGAACTTTCTGGAGGAATGTTATCAAACCTCCAATAATTCCAACTATAGCCATCAATATTTTGTCATCCATTAATCACCTTTTCCACAAGTTTTTTTCCTGCATATAACACTAAAATTATTATTACTACCGTTAATCCATCTATTAAATGATTGCCAGAATCAGATTCAATTGCTCCAACTGGAGTTTCAATCCGTATCTTTTCAGATACTTTAGGTTTAAGTATTTTTGTGGAATCACCTATAATACCATCCATAACGCCAGTCCTGTTTCTACAACCAGATCACTAATTGTATTCTTTGCCCAGTTAGAACGGCTACCATAAGGTCTCCAGCCATCTTCAACTATCCATTCCATTACTTCCCATACAACCCCAATGGCAAATACGCTCATTACAGCATAGAAATCAGAAGCTCCACACCATAACGCTACCTTACAGATAAAAGCCCCAGCAGCCATGTGTACTGAAGTCCATTTGTCTATCCAGGGAGGCTGTATAAACTTTTGTATTACTTTACTAATTGGATTCACATTAAGCCTTTAAATGTTTAGATACTTCAGCATTGTTTTGATACATAGAAACTATCCTTGACAGCAGTTCTGCTTTAGTCTCACTGCCACCATAAGATACACCACGCTTATCATAAAAATCTTTTATCTCATTCTTTGTATTTGAAGAAGATGGATAATCAGACTGTAAAGTAGCTACACCATTAATTATATGATGCTTACCAATTAAGAACCTGCCATGTCCATCACCGTGCTTCTTTGCACATTCATCAACATAGAATTCTTCTATTGTTTTAAAACTGTTTGAACGCTTAACTACAGTACCATCAACATCCACAAAGTATTTATAAGACGAAGGGTAAGTCAGAGTCTCGACACTATCATCGGGATAAGTCTTTACTCTTGTCGCACCAGGAGTAGTGTTCCTATGAACACGAACTCGATGACCCTGACTACACCTTCTAATAATCATGCCTCTGCTTCTACCTCTTCTTCTACCTTTTCTTCAACTTCACCATTCAGTGATACTCGAAGCATATGTACCTGTCCCTGTTTCCATCTCTCTAACCGTTGTTGCTGGGCGAGATAGTTAAGAATATCATTGTATATATCCTTCTGATAGTCTGTAAAATCAGATACATCATATTCTACTTCATCCAAAGTTAAAACAGGCGATTTCTGTTCGCTGTCTATTACTTCAGGCTGCTGTTCGTTGTCTTTTACTTTAGCCATTTGTAACTCCTGTTTGTTTGTTATTTGCCAAAAATCTTGTGTGAAGCGTAGCCCATTAAAAAGACTATAATCAAAGCTCCAACCATAATTAAACTTTCCATTATATTTCCTTGTTATTTAACAAAGTACATTTCTACTGTATCAGAAACATCCTTCATCTTAATCCAACTGCCTGTCGGCTGTCCTTTGGTTATTGGAATCTGTCCAAGTAAACCAATCAAACACCATTCATCTCTATCTTTACGAGGTAAATATTCAATAGACTCATCAAAGTCTGGATTTAGTTTTTTACGTTTACTGCCAGCCTTTACTGTTTTAGCATCATCTGGAGCAGTTATTCCTTCTGGAATCCTGTCTGAATGATAACAATGTTCCCTGAAAAATGTATCTGTGACTGCGGCAATTTTCACATCTCCAACTTCTTTTCCTTCTGGTAGTTCATCTTCTCCTGTATAAAGAACTGCTTTACTGCCTTCAACTTTGTAGTATTCATCACTTTCTAGATGTCGGGAATGATATTTATCTGAATCAACTTCTTCATCCCACTTAATATGGGAATACTCTTCCATTTGGACTTCATCATAATCATCTTTCAGATATTTACTTGCCCAACGAAGTGGAGCAGAACCACAAACAACCGAAGATGACCATTTAGGTCTTACCACACCAATCGGAGTATCTCCATCAGAACAGGCTACAATCTTATCACCATCTAATTTTACTGTTTTGCCTATTGCTATTGCAGAACCAGATTTGGATTCAAAATACTCTGCATAGTCAGGAGCACCAGAGAAATCACCACTATCAAAAGTAGCAACTCCAGCAAGGGCGGTAATTTGAGCAACTGTATCACCAATCTCATTATCATAACAAGTTAGAAAAGTATCATCTGTAGCGTATGTCGCACCTCCAGCCATTTCAATATATAATCCATGTATCTTGGTGCTTGGAGTCTCTGCAGTGTTAATTTTCAGAAAATGACCATAAATACTTGCACTCAATGTTGCATCATCAACATCAACATAAGTGAATTGTCCATAGGCAGAACCAGTGATAGTACCACTTGTATCAATCAATGTTTTAGTATATATACCAGCGACATCAGTATCACATCCGCTTGAACCATCCCAAGTAATAGCATTGTAGATACCATAACCAAGGTCAGCATCTGTTGCATTATCACGAACAGTATTTGAAATGCCATATAATGCACCACAATCACCAGTTCCACTTTGGGCATAAGTGGACATGGCTATACCAGTTAAAACACCGTGTATTTGTCCAGCATCATGATGTTTAAGGGATGCATCAATAAAAGTAAAAGCATCACCTTTGTCACTTGCCCCAGCTGACTTTGTAATATCAAAGTCAAAAAAGGTTTTACCGTCAGCCGTATCAAGTGACGTATTCTGTATTGAAATACCTTCACAATGAACCGTAGCTCCACTATCCGATGCCATATACACATCAGTTACAAGAGTATTGCCAAGTGTTACTGATTGGTCAGATTGTCCTGTTGCATCATATCCTATAACTGTTTGATTTTGACCATTAGTTCCACTTGCATCAGAATAAGCACCAATCAAAGTACAACTATCGCCTGTTGAAAAATTATTACCTTCGTGACCAGCTTGACGCCCAATAAAAACATTATTAGTTCCATCCGTTAATGCACTTGCCGCCAGATGCCCTACTGCAACATTACCTAATGCCCCATCCATAGCGGCATCCATTACATAATTACCAACGCCTACATTAAAGTTGGAATCCTCATCATCTGCCCAATCTCCACCACCAGCATCATATCCTACAAATACATTATCTGTAGAAGCTGGTGCGTCATCAGCATCTCCAGCCGTTCCATTCATCGCACCA